CTGCTTGCCAGAATTAGTCGTGACGTTGTGCAGGACAACAAGCATCGGAAGCTGGGTGTATCCTGATAGCCACGAGTAGGGTATGTCTTCTTTACTGCTTTCCCTAGTGACTATAGACCTCATCTGTGATAAGACATTTGGGATATCGAAGATATCAACAACATTCAAATCCTTTGTGCCCCCAGAAGGGAGTCTATCCCAGATATAGTCTGAGGGAGCATCCCAAGTGTTGAGAATTAAATAGTAGGATAACTCATTACCCTTAATATTATTAATCATCACCTCTTGAAGGTGCTTAGAATTTTTGACGCTAAGGGTGGTGAAGTTATTCTTTTGCCGACTCATCTTTACTTCCGGTAACAGGTGTTTCGGAGGATTTTTTCTTAGGCTTAGTCTTAGGAATGTCGGCTTCTTGCTTTTCAAGCTTTTCAAGCTCGGCTTCTCGTTCCTTCATCATAGCCTGGATCTGCTCGGTCATCGTGTTACATCCAGCAAAGAATATCTGCTTGTAAAACATTTCGTCGGCTAGTTCTTCAGGCTTAATCATGCAAAAGTTCTTAAAGCCTTCTGCCTCTTCTTTAGAAAATTTAATTTGTATCTTCATTCTTCCTCTGGATCTTTCGATTAATTTAAACTTGGTGTTGTTAAGGTTTACGGAAACTTGGTCTTCCATGGGTGTATTATAGCCTAGAGGAAATAATAATGAAGGATGTTTTTGACGTAACCCCCTTAAAAAAGAAAAAGAAGGTAAACTCTAGAGCTAAAGGCAACAGGTTTGAGAATAAAGTAGCTAAGATGCTTAATGAAAGGTTTGAAACTGATGAGTTCTGTAGAAGTCCAGGTTCAGGAGCTTTTGCTACTACTCATAAACTACCTAAGCACTTACAATTATATGGAGACTTAATTACTCCAGAGAAGTTTAGGTTTGTTATTGAATGTAAGAAAGGATACAATAGCGAAGGAATAAGTGAATTACTAAATCCTAAGTCTAATACTTTAAGTATGATAGCCCAAGCATCCAGAGATTCTAGGAAGGCAAATAAGAAGTTTTTACTAATCGTTGGTCAGGACAGAAAGGACCCCATAGTCTTCACTGAAGATAAGCCCACCCAGATAAGTTCTTCTGCTGGGTTACTTTTTGAGGGCTATGTTGAGGAGACCAAGGTCTACATCCTCAGGCTAGAGAATCTTTTAAAGTCTCCTACCAGTCACTTTTTCCATTAAAGATTGAAGTTTTCCGAATAGAAATACTATTTCTGATGCTTCTGGCAAGTGCTTACTAGAGTTTCTTGAGTAGTGTTCCATAGTATCCCTATCCACCTCAACAATATATCCTGAATGGTAACCAGAAGCAGGGTCCCCTGGTTTACGATCTTTCTCTTTACTACTTCTTACAGAGGAACTCATTGTTATCCTCATAGGATATTGGCCCTCTGCTGAATTGCCCTTTACTTCTTTCCCATCTATGTCCGTCATCCTTTTGCTTTCAAGGACAACTTTTCCCGCTTGGGTCATACTAAGATTCCACTTGCCATCCCCCGCTCGAACTGATGCCCAAGCGTCCCTTAAAGGATCATTCTGCTTAAAGATGTAATTATCCTTACTCCCAAGCCCTCTGTAATCACAAATAAGCTCATCGTCATCAGAGCCTCCAGCATGAAACATCTTAACCGCTAAATACTGCTGGGCCTTTAATTTAATCTCAGGGTTATCAGATGCTAGATCCTGCCTTACTCTGGAAGCTTGCATTCTATCTTTTACCAGGATCTTTATCCTAGATAAAGCACCCTCTTTCTCTGCGGGTGTAAACTGGCCCGTAGAGTCTCCTACTAACGTTTCACAGGCGTTAATAATTTCGGCGTGCTCACCCTTACTTAATAAATCTTTGTAATTTCCATCCTGTTTTATCTTCTTTAGTAACGTCTCGGCTACAAGTGTTCCTGTGTTAACTTTGGTGCTCTTTTTATTCCTTATTACGGTATTTGCTACCTTGGCACCATCGAGTGTGGTACTTATAGCAGCTATTTCTTTAGCATAACCCTTAACACCCTCAAAACTAGCGTCATCCATTCCTAGGTTACTTTTAATCGTCGCTATCTGTTCTTCATTTTTTCCATTAGGGGTAAATACCTCATGAAGGGTAGAGTCTCTACCCCCTCCATATTTTGCATGATCTAAGCTCATATAGCTCTTAAGGCTTACCTTAAGTCTCCAAACTTTTTGATCATCCTTAAAAACACCATCAGCCTTAAGAGCCTTAAGTACGTCCTTACTTTTTTGAGGGAAAAAATCCTCTACGGTTCCTTGATCGGGTTCCACAACAAGACCGTCTCTTGCGGCAGCAGCAACCGCTTCCTCCCTAGTTTTGTAGAACTCAACGGTGTCTTGTCTTTTTCCGTCCTTCGTCTGATCACCTACAGGCAAAGATACTATGGGTCTGCGAATAGACCTTCCATACCTTGCCATCTGGTGGAGCAGTTTAGATCTAGCGACCGATGTTGGTGGTTTGATGATGCTGTTTGGTTGCTGTGGTGGGAGCGGGAGTAAAACCAGTGAAGCTAGGTCTAAGGTCTGTTGCCTAACGCCGGGGTCTAAAGCACTAATAATTCCCCCAGGGAGCCATACTTTCTCGGCATTTTCCTCTAGCTTTGACATCTTGGCTGCTAATTCCTTGGACTTTTTAGCAATAAGAGTGTCGATGTGTGTGGTTGGCTTTCCTAAAGCCATAAGTCCCTTTTTTATTTTTTCAAGGCTAGTAATTAATTCATAATCTTCAAACCCAGTGCCTCTAATGTTATTAGAGTTATTTTTAAGCGGTGGCGGCTCTATGATTTTGTCGGTGTCTACTTGTATACCATCGCACTGATCTTCCGCTAAAGTTAAAAGATTTTTCAAGAAGTTGGTTTTGTCTTCAAAGACTAACGCATCAACATTATTGGGATCACCTTGAGGACGGACTATTACATCATTATTCTGAGACTTAGAAAAATTACTAAGAACTTTCTTATTCTTGTCACAGTTTGTGCCATCCCCTGTAGCAACTAAATCAACTAAATCTTTGAACGAGTCGCTAATAAGGGACATTTGAGCCTCGTCCAACTCATAAGGTTTGGAAGCCCACTCGCCGTTAACTAACTCCAATGTAAATTTAGGAGATAATAATTTATTTTCGAACGACTGATGACTTGCCCCTAAAAAGTAGTTTCTGAAGTAGTCTTCATTTTGATACCGATCTTGTATTTCTTTGGGGAGTTTATCCCACACTGCTACAATTTGTTTTTCGACATGAAAAAAGTTATTGGCTACTTTCGTCTTGGTTTCTTTTGAGATATTTTTTATTCTTTCTTGAATAGGTACCGGAAGTCTTTCTTCATCGTCAATCAATGCCGTTCTCTCTTGTTCCCCTGTCACAGTAAAAGCCGCAACAAACGCAGACCACTTCTTCGGGGTATCTATACCTTTTGATCCAGGAAAAGGAACTGGATTAGTATTATAACTTATTTTACCTGCCGCAGTTTCCCAGACCCATAACTGTTTATTGGAAGGAGTTGTAATAGGAGCATCTTTTACATTCACCCACTTCTTGTCCTTTGCATTGTTTACAGCATCGGTTGCTAGCTTTTCTGCTTCAGGGTCTAACTCCTTCCCTTCCAATAGCTTAAGCTTGCGGCCATGATGCTCACTATATGCCTCTAAAAATACCTTAAAGTAATCCATACTATTATTATAGGCTTGTAGCCCTTACCTTTTATTTAGGTTAAGGGCTACACATCTAGGCTACTTAGGGCTTGGGTGTTCCCGTCACCATTAGTATCAGGAGTATTTACCGTAGTCTACAAAGTCATATCGGAAGGTTACTTCTATTGTGGAAAAGTCGTTAGTCGAGTAATTCTTCTCAGAGAAGCTAACAGCTTGAGGGTAAACTCCATAAAGCTCAACAAAAGCGTGAGGCTCATTGGTGTTATCAAGCTCCATGATGGTTAACTTGGAAGCCTTAAAGGATCTATTACCTGCACCTCCAGGCGAAGCGAGCTTAGAGACATCTCCCGTTAAAGGGTCGTAAATAGTCTTAAACCATTCCCATAGCATTGGAGTAGTCCTAGACAGTAATTGGTTGTCAAAAGTTATAGTTACAGCTTCTGGGGTAAACTTGCCAGGGTAGTACATTTTATCATTTACCCTATCAACTACGATGTCATCCAGTTGACCTGCGATAGGGGATACTTGTTTTGCAGCAGCAGTTAGATCGGTAGAGTCAAAGCCATCGGGAACCCCGAAGAATCGACACTCGAACTGGTATGATCTTACCGAATCTAGTTTAGTAGAAATCTTTGGGAGAGTATCACCGGGGGTGAAGTTCGCTCGTAGATTATTTTTGTAAATACTTTGTGGCATAATTATTATCCGCTAATTGTTGCTGACTGACTCGTGAGGTTAACCTCAAAGACAATCGTTTCAGCAGCCTTGGTAGGCTTAATGGTTATCGAGCACCATAACTCATTCCTATCCACTCTGAGAGGAGTGTTTGTCGAAGAGTCGCATTGGACTGATCCTTCAACAATCGCTCTCCTTGCAAGAAGATCACTGATAAAGGGATTAAGTGACGATTCGACAAGTTCCCATGTAAACGCATCGTTAGGTTCGAATTGGAAAGGCTTACCTAACTGAAGTAATGTTTTTCTGATAAAGATCATCAACCTTCTGACGTTAACTCGATCAAGAGCAGTGGGAAGTCTTTGAGTGGTCTTTTGTCCGAAAATGGTAATACCCGTTTGTGGCTCTTTACTGATTGGGTTTACAGCGTTTGAATATAAAGTATCTCTGTCTCCCTGGTTAAGAGGTTGCTCAGTATCCGAAGGCTTAGTTAACCTGCCCCTTCTAAAGCCAGCAGGCGCGAACCAAGGCTCTGAGATACTATCTGTGAAGACACATTGCCTTGCAGCAAAGATCGAAGGATCATACCATTCTTCTGCCCCTGCGAAGGAATTGAATACTTGAACCCAAGGCCAGTAAGCCGCAGCGTAAGATGAGTTAATAGCAGCGGTTCTAGTCCCCTTACCATTCAACCAATCAACAGCGTCTTGAGTATTACCAACCGCATAAGGAGGAGCAATAAGGGCTAAGAAGTTCTTCGAAGATTCTCCAAGAGTGATCAAGGCATTCTGAACATCTTGATCACTGACCCCAGGGATAGCGGCAATCGATATGTTTAAAGAATCGTCATCAAGGGCATACAAACCTGTCTTGGTTGCAGGAGTACCTATCAGTGCCGTTTTATCTCCTGACCCATCCTCTGTAGCACCGTAGCCACTGTTACCGCCAGTAAAACCATGGGTCCCCTCAACGGGCTTAACAAATCTTGGAGTGGCTGTATCTAAAGCAAGTTCTCCATTGAAGCTAGTAGCCACGGATAGTTTTTCTCCAAATTGCTCAGGGATTCCCATGTAAGCCGCCCCTCCTGACACTACATCAGTGTAGATGTATTCCGACTTGTTATTCAATTCATCATTGATTAACAAGAACTCCACCGAGTTTGCAGCAGATGGAGAAAGAACAACTTGGAATTGCTCGACTTGAGCACCTTCACTGTTTACTGTTAGTGAGTCCTCTACTGATAAGTTATTGATTTCAACAGAAACACCTTGAGTGCTTCCATCTCTAAGTCCACTAAGGTTATACCCAGTGCCGGGATAAACAGCTTCTGCTAGCAAAGTAATAGCCGAAGATTGGAAACCTGTTGCCGTAACCCCGGCACCACTAGCACCCACACCACCAGAAACGTCTAAAACAGAGAAAAGAGTTCCATCAACATCAACACTTCCTATCGATCTTACTTCTAAAGAAGCACCCGAACCAGCATACTTTGATGCTAAGAATTGGTTGCCAGCATCATCCACATAAGCGAAAACAGGTTGGTCTCCAACGATAGCAGGATTAAAAGAATTGTAAAGAATTGATTTCTTTGTTGGGTAGGATGTAGACGAAGCTGGAATAATAACAATTCCACTTACCTTAAAGTTTCCACCGTTGTCAGATACGCTGTAGTAAATGGAAGATGATTCACCATGCTCCCAAGTAGAAGACAGTTGAACCGAGGGGCAGGCTCCAAGGGGTATACTCCCGGAAGCATTTGCCGCACTTGCATTAGCCGCTCTGACGTAGTAAAGTTGGTTGGTAGCTTCAAGAATTTCTAGAGCACCTTCAAGACCTTGACCCGGCATTGCAGTGGCTGGCTTACCGAACAACCTTAAGAGGTTTTGCTGACTAGTAAC